ATATAGTAAGAAGTGGTGATCTGTAATTACTTTTTCTAAATGAATTTTGATTAAGTTCTAGTATCTTTTCATTTCTAGCTAATCTATTAGGACTTTCTTCTTTAGTATATTCGGCAAGAGGTTTGACAACTTCTTGATTAAAAGTCTTTCTAGTTGCTGATTGATTGTTAATGTTCCAAAAATCTGAAACATTATAAGATACTATTATATATTTATTTGTTTGATTAACTAATGATGTTTTTTCCCAATATAGAAATACATTCTCACCATTCAATCTTTCATTAAATTCCTTTATAAAATAGTCCTTATAATCCCAGGGATTAGCTCCCGGCTTATAGGAAAAAGAATGTTGATTAAGTCCATTTTCTACATTTAAACTTCTATAATCTAATCCTTCAGCATCAATTACACTAACACTAACTGTTTTATTTTCTTTCTTTGTATTAGATTCATAACATCTAATAAGTCGTGATTCAGAAAATAAATAGTAATAAAAATCAGGAGGTAATTCTACTTTATTATTAAATACTGGTATTTTAGTTTCTGAAATCAAAGTATGTATCTCACTTGTAGAAGCATAATTATCTTCAAAATATCCACTTTGATCTGGAACAAATGTATTTTTAATTAATCTGGTTTGTTGTTTATTTATAGCCAGATCTATTTCTTCAGGAAGTATATTATCAAAAACAGCAGAATTTATCTTTTGTAAATCCTGCTGTATTGATATGTGCATTTCTTTAGCTGTCATTTCTTAGACCTGCTTCGGCTTTTAGAATTTTAACAGTTGCTTCATGTTTTGGAGTTTTGAAGAAAAACATTAACTCCTCTTTGTTATTTGCAATAATATCGTTATTTTTAGTTACGAAAGAATCACCCACTTTTCTAATTACTGACTTTTGAACTAGTATACTAATTAGAACATTGATTTTCAAATTTGGATCATTATATGTTTTATAAACTAGTTCTGGACTCATTTCATTTAAAGCTGTAATATCTGATTTAATTTCTTCTGAAGAAATAATATCATAATTTTTTCTAAATTGTGCATATTTAGGAGCTACTGACAAAGCAGTAAGAACGCTTTTACAAGCATCAATATCACTAAACAATTTAACAAAGTCTGTCATCCAAAGAACTCCAGCATTTGCAGCAGTTGCCTTTTTCTGTTTTTCTTCTGTAGGATCTATAACTTGAAAAGTTGTATCGTGTTCTCTTAACTTAGTTTTACACTTAGGGTGAGCCATTAGAAATTTATATGTTACATAATCATTTACATCTAGTGGTAAATTACTAGCGGATAAAGGTTGATTATTATCAATTAATCCAATCTCAAGTGTTAAACGATTTGTGATATTAACATTAATGTTGGAAAAGTAATCTATAACAGAAGTAGCAAAATCTCTTTCATTAGCATTCATATTTAATATAAAAGGCATTAATAAATGTCTTTCTTCAATAGTTAAACCTGATCCAGGTTTACTACCATCTAAAAAAGAACCAATATCTCTAACTGAATCTTTCCATTGTTCATCTAGCTTTTGAGCTTTTTGAAAAAGTGAAAAGGTTTTTTCTACAATGACTTGTCTTGAGGGCATTTTTAATAAAAGGTTAAATGAAGCTCAAAGATACAAAAAAAGGGAAGCCTTGAATAGGCTCCCCCTTTTTAACTTAAAAAACCTAACCTTATTTACCTCTTTTAGTCATTGCTAGTTCAATATCTAAGCAGCGAGAACTACGTTGAATTTGAACACCTAAAGCTTGCATTCTATGATAAGATGAAACATCTTGATCAGTACTAATAGTAGGTAATGATGCAGATTCTAGTCCACCCATTGCTTTAATAGAAGCAGGAGTTTCATTTAGACCTTTAACAATACCATGTCTAAATTCCATACCTTTCTTAGTAACAAGTTGCATATTTGGCATTCCATTTACTTCTTCTGTATCCAAGAACACCATTCTATAAGATTCTTTAGCAAAACCTGTTAGAGGGTGAGTTTGACCTGATGCAATTTGTTGTTTAGCAACTTGACCATAATCAAACCATGGATTATAAACTATGTTTACATTATAACCATCAATATGATGGAACCTATTGAAGAAGCCTGTAAGAGCTAGTTCCTTACCTTGACCTTCTACAAATTTGTTAGCTACATTACCTTGAAGTAAAGTATTCATTGTACCAGCATAGTTTTTCATGGCTTCATCAAACTCACGAATACCACCTCTACCAGTCATCAATGTAATTTCTTTACCTTCTGCATCTGCAATATTACGATAGGTATGTGAAATAAACCTATCTAGAATTTGGTATGTTAGTTTAGAATATGTTGCTTTGTTAGAGATTTGTTCTAATAGACCTGCACCCATAGGAATTACTCTTCCTGTAAGATCATCTACTAGAGGAATATCTCCATTGCTAGATCTATTGTAAACAGAATACCACAACAGGTTTTCCCTCATCTTCATGTACTGTTCTTCAAATTGGAAAACAGCATAATCAAGGAAACTAGTAGCAGTTTTACCATCTACCATTTTTACTTCCATTTTCATTACTCTGGAAGCAACATCACCAGCCCACCTAATAGAATGTCTTAGAATAGACATTTGGTTTTTAGCTGTACCTGGAGCAGTCATTGTACTTTCAGTACCTCTTGATTCTACTTCTGCAACAGTGGTGTACATAGGCGTCCACACATTGTTTACAGTTAGAACATTATCAGGAACATAACTACCATCTACTGAAACAACAGTATATTCAAATTCGTTTCCTATTTGAATAGGATCTGCTTGAACACGTACTTGACAATTATCATTATAAAGAACAAAGAACCTTTTAATCCAGTTATCTCCAAAACGAAGTTTGAAAGTTGAACCATTGTCACCTACTCTACCAGCAGTATGAGCAGTGTTAATACCTGATCTAGTACAATCAGTACTTAGATAACAATTCTTATCACTTTGACCTTGTATAGGATAAGTGTATTGAATATCATCAAGTGCTTTAACTTTATTTGTGTTAAAATCTTTAAAGTTACTGTCGCCTAACAACATCATCGATAAAGGACAATGTGATTTTTGACCAAGTAAATAAATAAGTTTATTATGCAGTACTGCTGGAGAACCTAATCCTGCTGCATAATAGTTATCTTGAGTAACAAGTCCGAGGGTATCTAATGTACCTTCTCTTACTGTGAGTTTCGGGGCTATAAGCTGAGCCATGTTTTCTAACGTGTTAAATGATTAGTTCCTTCTTTTAGTGCTTCTACTTGTTAATCTTCACCAGCCATAATTTGGAAAAAATTCTTAGATCCACCTTGATTATCTTCTTTGTTTGATCCAGAGGTCTTTGTTCTTCCCAAACCAATCTTTACATTCTGGGCTAATGTTGATTTTGCAGTTGCTTCTACAAATTTAGACAAATCTCCCTTCTTATGTTTGAAATATAAAGCCTGCAACTCACTAACCATGTTTTTTGAATTAATTTGTTGTAATACATAATAATTACCTTTTCCATCTGTTTGCATTTGTTCCGCACAGAAATTAAAAAATTCTTTCTTATCATCTATTTTAAATTTACCTAATTGTCCTTCATTAATAGTTTCTTTAACACTAGCTTTAAATTCACTAAATTGTTTCTGAAGAGCTTTCTGTTCAGCTTCTTGTTTTGCTAAAAGAGCTTTAGTTTCCTGTTCTTTTTTAGCTTTTAGTTTTTCAAGCTGCTCTTTAGCTTCTTGAAATAACTCTCCTTCATCTTCAGAATCAGCGATAAGTTTTTCTATTTTCCTTTTAGCTAGTCCTGCTTCTTCATAAGCGGTTCTAATAATATTTTTTAATTGTTCTGGATTATCTTCATTTAGTTCTATTTTAGTATAATCAGTACCTTTATATAATTGTAAAAACTCTTCTATTTTACCACCATTGTCTATAAAATAAGCTAAATCATATGCTTCTGGATAATTAGAAGCAAATACTTCTAGTTCTCTTTTTCCAGCAGTTTCTGCAATAATCTTACTAAACTTAATAAGTGATTCAGGAGTAATTTCCCCTTTTAATATTTCTTCAGGTATTTCTACCTCTCCAATATCTTCTTTAATTCCATCTAATATAATAGAATAAACTACACTAGGATCACCTAGATCGTCTTCTTCTACTTCTTTATCTTTAACTTCTTCTATTTGCTTTTTATCTTCTTTCTCTTCCTTCAGTTTAGGCTTTTCCTCTACTTCAGATTTATCTTCTACATTTTCTTTTTCTTTATCTTTTTTAGGTTCTTCGGGTTTTTCCCCGTCTTTACTCATCTGTTCAAAGAAAGATCCTTTTTTAGGTTCTTCTTGTTTAACGTCTTCTGCTAGTGCCATGATAAAAGGTTGACTAAGGTTTACACAAAAGTAAGGAAAGATTTTAAGAAGATTTAACAGCAGGCTTCATAGCAGCTATTTTTTCTTGACTTTTTAATTTTTCTCTTTCTATTTCCATCTTATCATTATGCATCTTTAATTCATTTTCTAATTTCTTAAGTTGAACTTCTTTATCCTCTTCTTCTTTACTTAGATTATCTAAATCAGATTGTAATTTTATTTTCTCCATATCTAACATAGCTTTATTAGTTTCTATCTTAATTTCGTTTTCAGCTTTTAGAGACAGAAGATCAGATTCAAATGCCTTTTGCTGATTCATAGCATCTATCTTCATTTGCTCTATTTGTTTCATATTCTCTTGTTCTGCTTGTTGTTGAGCTTGTTGTCTTTCAAGATCACCAGCAGTTAATTTGTTAATTATCCTTTTAATTTCTACATAGTTATCACTATCAATAATTTGAGCTATCATATATGGATTTGCACCATTCTGAATAAGAGCTTGAAGTGATCCTTTTATTGCATCTAATTTACCTTGTTCTTTAGTAGAGTTAGAAATAAATATACCTAAATCACAAAGTAGTTCGGAAGGATCTATTGAAACTTCTTCTTCTCCATAACTTTCAGTTACATTGATAAACTTCTTACCATCAATAGTTAAAAATTTACCCCAATTAATAACTGATTGAAGAACTCTTTTTGTTAATTGTTCATATGAACTAAATATGTTTTCTGTAATAACAGATGATTGAAATACGCTTCTTTCAGTTCCTGTTGCTGTTTCACTAGCTTGTGTTTGACCTTTTCTAGGATCAGTAATACCTAGAATATCATCCCAACTTTTCTTATAATATTCTAATAAATTTATCAATTCACTCATATGTTGCATTTGACTTAAATCAACAGCACTGTATTGATTCCAGCTTTTATCTACACCTAGTGCATTTCTATCTATAAATACAATACCCATTGCTTTCATATAATAAATAAATTTATCTACATCCCATCCTCTTGGTATTGCATTTACATCAAACATAAATACTCTACCTTCATGTTTAGCTAGAACTAATTCTAGTCTATATTGAAGAATAAGATAAGTAATGTAGATAGGTAATCCTAATTCCAACACACCCTTATTCTGAGTATGTACATCGGAAAATCTAGATCCATTATAAGGCATTTTACATTTAGATGGATTATCAATATCTCCTAAATTATAATCTAATCTTTTAATATTTTTATAAACCTTTTCTCCTATTTTATAACCTTGCCATATTTCGTTAACCCATATCCATTCCATCTTTTCATCAAAAGTAGACTTGTAAGTCTCATCTACTATTAACTCTTGTTCTTGTCCAAACTCATCTACATATTTAAGAATGCCTACTTTTCTAAATGTTTTCCATACAACTCTAAAAACAGCTATTTTATTTCTTCTATAATCTTCAGTAGTATTATTCAAACTACTTATTCCATTTTGAGTAATAAGATTTATTGCTGAATTAGCAGTTGAGTAATTACCATTGGCATGTAAAAGTGTTAGATCTTCTTCTGTTAAAT